TTCTAAGGTTGCAAATGGCCGATAAAGACCAGAAGACCATTGTTGAGATAGCGCATGACCGCTATCAACGCGCCCACGACGCATACAACTCGCTGCGCCAGCAGGCTATTGCTGACACGCGATTTGTCATGGGCGATAGTGAGAATCAATGGCAATGGCCCGAAGACGTTTATCAGCAACGCGCTGCCACGCTTGGTAAGCCCTGCCTGACCATCAACCTGACCGCGCAGCATTGCAATCAGGTCATTAACGCTATTCGCCAGAATCGTCCTGCTGGCCGTGTGTTGCCGGTTGACTCGATGGCTGACCCTGACACGGCAGAGATCCTGGGCGGTTTGTGCCGATCGATCCAGTCGTACAGCAATGCAGACACAGCCCACGACATAGCCGCAGAGCATGCTATCTATGGCGGTGAGGGCTATTGGCGCATCCTGACCGAGTACGAGAGCGAGGAATCCTTCGATCAGGTCATCACGATCAAGTCACTGACAAACCCGCAGTTGGTCTACATAGACCCTGATGCTGTGGAGCCTGACCGCTCAGATGCTAAATGGGGCTTCATCTTCGAAGACATTAGCATTGAGCAGGCCAAGGAAGATCACCCGGATCTGGATCCTTCGAGCTGGGCGACTGATGGTGATCGTGGATGGGTCAAGAATGACACCATTCGCCGCGCTGAATACTTCTGGTGCGAATACAAAGAAGACACGCTGTACCTGCTTGGAGATGGATCTACAGCTCTGAAAAGCAAGCTCCCGCAAGGCGCAAAGGTTGCTGCGAACATGCTGTCGCTTGGCGATGGTCAGGTGATCGCAGTGGTCAAAGAGCGCCAAACCAAGCTCAAGCAATGGTACTGGTGCAAGCTGCTTGGCGGTGAGACTGAGCCTGTGGACAAGCGCGAGTGGATGGGTAAATACCTGCCCATCGTTACTGTTGTTGGCAAGGAATTGAACGTCAATGGCGACATTGTTCGCAAAGGCATCGTACGGGACTTAAAAGACCCGGCGCGGATGGTTAATTACAGCTACTCCGCAAGCGTTGAAACGCTGGCATTACAGAATAAAGTGCCCTATCTGGCAGCGGCTGAGTCCATAGAAAACTTCGAGGACATTTGGGGCGCTGCAAACATCGATAATCGCGCTTATCTGCCGTGGAATGCCTTCAACGAAGAAGGCCAGCCACTGCCCAAGCCTGAGCGCCAACAGCCTGCAATGATGGCTGCGGCTCAAGTGCAGATGCTGCAACTCTCGACTGAAGAGATGCGTGCTGCTTCTGGTCAACAGAATGCGAACTTCGGAATCAAGTCCGAGGCCAACTCAGGCATTGGCATTCAGCGCCTGAAAGCTCAGGGCGAGATTGCAACCTTCCACTTCCCTGACAACTTGGCACGCGCATTGACGTATGAGATGCGGGTATTGGTTGATCTGATCCCCAAGATTTACGACTCCAAGCGGATCGTGCGGATTCTTGGTCTAGATGGAGGCGAAGAGAAGGCGCATCTTGATCCCGACATGCAGCAGCCTTATGCCGAGACTCCGAGCGATGAGTTGGGCGAGGTTAACAAGATTTTTAACCCATTGATGGGACGCTATGACGTTGCAATTGATACTGGCCCTAGCTATCACACGCAGCGTCAAGAAGCTGCTGAAGCTCTTACGAACCTAACCCAGCACAACCCGCAGATCATGCAGGTTGCCGGGGATATTGTCATGCGTGCGTATGACTTCCCGATGGCTGAAGAGATGGCAAAGCGTCTTGAGAAGACGCTGCCGCCTGGATTGAAGGAAGAGAACGGTGCACAGCCTCCATTGCCTCCAGAAGTGCAGCAGCACATGCAGCAGTCTGAGCAGCAAATCCAGCAATTGGATCATGTCATCCAGCAGATGCAGGCCGAAATTCAGAAGCAGGAAGAAGATGCGGGTGCCGCGAAGCTTGCAGCACAAAAGGCGCAAGCTGAATCCATCGCTTTGAAGCTTGAGCTGCAAAAGCGTGATGCGCTGGAGCAGATCGAAGAGGCCAAAGATCAGGGCGGATCTGGTGCTGACATGGAATACACGAAGCAAGCGGCTTTGGATGCGCGTGAGCGTGACAAGCAAGAGCAGCAGGATGCCAGGGAACGCTACAAGATCGACCAGCAGATGCAACTAGAGCGTGAAAAGGCTGAATTGGTATCTGCAACAGCCATAGAAGTGGCCCGTATTTCACACACGCCAGCAGTGCCTGACGCCGCAACAGCCGGCAATGAGACGATGGGCATAGTTCAGCAACTTCTCTCCAATCACCAAGAGCTAATGGCTCAAGTTGTGAAGCCTAAGCAGGCACAAATCCACATTGTCAAACAGGCCGATGGTTCTTTCGTCGGCAAGAAAGTTGAAGGCTAAAAATGGCAGCATATACCGCACTCGCAGGATCACGCGCAGACCTCACCAAGGGCGACAACATCGGATCGGATCAATGGGCGTTTGCCCTGACCAACACCATACCTAGCAGCACTGCGTTTACATCTGGCACTACCGATCTGGCAACTTCTGGCGGCTACACCGCAGGCGGGGCTAACGTCACGACTACATCCAGCACTGAGTCGGCTGGCACCTTGAAGCTGATCCTTGCGGCTCCGGCTACTTGGACGGCTTCCGGTGGTGGCTTCACTTTCCGCTATGTGCTGCTGGTGGACAAGACCACCAACACCATGCCGGGATACTGGGATAACGGATCGAGCATTGTGATGAACGGCACCAACGGCGACACGTTCGCGTTCACTCCCGATCCAACTAACGGCGTGTTCACCGTCTCCTAATAGGTGGCCCAATGCCTGTAACCAAGCAATCTTCTGTTTCATACACGCTGATGGCGATCAATGTCAGCATGTCCAGCGGATACATCGCTTGCACATTCGTGCGCAAGATTGACAACGATCCTATGGGAAATCTTGATCTGCTGATTGAAGGTGCAGACATGGCCGCTTTGCTTGCAACTCAGGCTACTTCTGGTCAGCCGCTTGGATCAGAGATAACCGACGCAATCTATGCACATGCCATCGGTAAGGGCGTGATCGCTGGAGACATCTCTTGACGTTCACAGCTAATCCAGGCTCGGGTGGGGCAACTTTCGGCTCCGATACAGAAAACACCTCGGAGCAGTGGCCCATTGCGAAGATGACTTGGGGCGCTGCTGGCTCTGGTCAGCGGGTGTCTGTCGCGCAGCCAATGCCGATGCAGCCTGCGGCGACTAGCTTTATCTTCTCCGCGTCCGGTCAGAACACGACCACGACCCAGCTTGCAGCGGGTGCCACGTTTACCGGAACGATTGAAAGCACTAGCAGCCAGCAGTGCCTCTCGATCCTGCTGACCTGCGACCAGCCAGGAACGCTGACGATCAAGCAGTTTGTTGACGCCGCTGGCGCTTTTGTCATCAGCACTTGGGTAATTGCAACCCAATCCGGTATTCCTTTGTCGCGCAACTGGACTGCCAACGGTAACTACGTTCAAGTAGCGTTCAAGAACAACGGCGGATCTACCACTACAACGCTGAACCTGAATACAGCGTATGGCACATTGCCAGCGGTAGACGATGGTGGTGCATCGCCTGTTTCTCCGGGTGCTGCTCCTGCTGCTACGACTGGCACTATCACCACTGCGGTATCGGTTGTCGGCCCGGTCACGATGGGCACAATGGACGGCCTGACCGTGACAGTCAGCGGCACCTATGCCGGTGTGAACTTTGGTTTTTGGGGTTCTAACGATGCTGCATTATGGGTGCCTATCGCTGCCATTCGCACTGATACGGGCATCGCAGAGACAACATCTGGCGTACTCACTGCCAATCAGACCCGCGCATGGGATGTCAGCATCGGCGAGTTCCTGTACTTCCGCATCGTGGCTACGGCATGGACAAGCGGCAGTGCGGCCATTGCCATTCGGTCCGGGATGTTCGCAGCAGAGTCGCAAGTAGCGGCTGTCGGGCATGGCATATACAACACGACCCTGCCGACCTTTACCGCTGGCTCGTTGGCCTATCTGCTGTCCGACGTAAACGGCCGCTCGGTAATAACAGGGCAGGTTGCGGCTGCTGCGGCTATCGCTGGCGCCCCGGTGCGTGTTGGTGGTACTTTCACTACCACACTGCCTACTTACACCACCGGGCAGCAGACTGACCTTCAGACGACTGCCCGAGGCGAAGTCTTGGTGGCGCTGTCCAACGGCGCGACGGCTGTGGCGGTCAAGGCTGCAAGCACTGCCGCTGCTGCCACTGACCCGGCATTGACGGTTTCGCTATCCCCCAATAGCCCTATTGTGCTGCCTACGCCTACGTCGAGCATCATCAACTCGGCTGCGACCACCAACGCAACGCTCGTAAAGGCTTCTGCTGGTACGGTCTATTCGGTGACTGCATCCAACACCGGAGCGGCTGCGGCTTTCGTGAAGCTCTATAACTTGGCTACTGCGCCGACTGTCGGAACATCGACCGTTGCTATCACGATCTCCGTGCCTGCTGGCGGTTCTACCAATCTGAGCTTTGGCACTGCTGGTGCGCGTTTTGCAACCGGCATCGGCCTTGCAATCACCAATTTGGGCACAGACGCGGATACCACGGCAGTTGCAGCGGCTCAGGTGAAGGTCATCACCGCGTACATCTAAGGAGCCTAGGAAATGGCTCTAGCAGTCGGAGCAGTATCCGCAGCGGCGGTAACGAACTTCGGTTCGACCCTAACGACTGTAGGCATCACGACCCAATCGTCAGGATCGACGTTTGTCATTGCCATCGATTGGGGTGGCGGTGTCATTGCGCCTTCATCGGTCACAGATAGCAATGGCAACACATACGCGCTAGCGCTGTCCGGAACCTATAACAGCGCATCTAAGTCGCTGTGGTACTACGCTTGCGAAAATGGCACGGGCGGCTCTGGCCACACTGCCACGGTGACATTCGGCACCACGAACGGCATGATCATCGGATTGATCGAACTTCTTGGAAGTCCGGTCTACGATACGGGTGCAGTTGGTACGCCAGCGACCACTACATCGCACGTTACCAGCACCATTACGACAACTGCGGCTGATGTAGTTCTTTCGTTCTTTGGCGGTGGTGACTTCACCACGGTTACGGCAGCAGACAGTTTCAGCAACATCATTCTGTCTAGCCTTGATGGTGGATCGAATGGCGTGCAGGCGGCTGTAGGCGCGTTTGTCCAGAGTGGTGCAGGGTCTGTATCGGACACGTTCACGCTTTCGGCAGGCGTCAATGGCTCGACGCTGATTGCAGCATGGAAGCCGTCAGTAGCAGGCCCGACGAACTACACCCTAAGCGGTGCGGCTGGTGCGTATGTCGTAAGCGGTCAAGTAGGCACTCTGACCTACACGCCAAAGTTCTATTCCAACGGTTATCCGGTAGGCGGCAACGTTGCTATCGGCATGCTGCTGGACATGGGCGGCGGTGCAGCCCACTACACGCTATCCGGCGCAGCAGGGGCTTACACAGTATCTGGTCAGGCCGGTAGCTTCAAAGTCGGGCATACGTTGTCCGGTGCTGCTGGAAGCTATGCGATTGCAGGACAGGCAGGCACGCTTACCTATACGCCAGGGTCATCGGCGGTGCATTACACGCTGTCTGGTGCGGTTGGAGCCTACACCGTCACAGGTCATGCGGGTGCGTTCAAGGTCGGACATACTCTCGGCGGGTCTGCTGGTTCTTATACGGTCACTGGAAACGCAGGGACTATGGCGCTCACAAGGCGTTTGTCTGGTTCTTCCGGTGCTTATGCGGTAACTGGTCAGGCTGGTGGGTTTAAGGTCAGCCATAGCCTTTCTGGTGCGGCTGGTGCGTACTCTGTAACGGGTCAAGCAGCGACTCTGACGTACACGCCGGGTAATACGCAGATCAACTACACCTTATCGGGTGCGGCTGGTTCGTACATGGTTACAGGGCAGGCTGCGAGCTTCAAGGTATCGCACACGCTCTCAGGTGCTGCGGGTAGTTACTCGGTAACTGGTCAACCTGGATCGTTCAAGGTAGGCCACACGCTGACCGGCGCTGCGGGATCGTATGCAGTAACGGGGCAGGCGGGATCATTCAAGGTTTCCCATGCCCTGAGTGGTTCTGCCGGTGCTTACTTTGTCACCGGAAACGCTGGCACGCTGACTTACCACGCTGGTAACTCTCCGACTGCTTACACGCTGACGGGTAGTGCTGGTGCATATCAGGTTCACGGGAACGAAGGCCGGTTTGTCTGGTCTGGTCTGCAAGTTGTAGTCAACAGCGCAGGCTTCCCAAGGTTTGACCGTGGGCACTACAAATACAAATACAAGCTCAAAGATGAAGAGCTTGAAGCCATTGAAAGTGCTGCAACTGAACGCATAAGCACAAAGAAGCTTGCCACGCTCCAAAGCACGATGGAGCGCATGGGGGTTACTTACCATGATGCGTACAAGAGAGCATTTGACGAAATCATCACGCATCTACGGGCTGAGAAGGCCGAGCAGGATGCGGAAGACGAACAGATCGCACAGATCATTGCAAGCCTCTTATAGGGGTTTGTCGTCCACCTGAACGCATCAGGGTTCCACTTAGGAAACAAAAGTAATGTCTGAAACAGAGACAGGCTCAGTCGCGCCCGAAGTAATCGAAGCGGCAACCCCTGAAGTTGAGCAGGTAAAAACAACGCCCACCGAAATCAGTACGGAGACTGAGACAGGTGAAGAGAAGCAAGCTCCGGTGGAAGAGAAGACGTTTACTCAAAAGGAGCTAGACGAAATCCTCCAGAAGCGGTTAGCCAAGTCTGAAGCACGAGCAGAAAGACGCGCAAAAGAGGCTTACCGGGAAGCATTGGAAGCGGTAACGCGCACACAGCCAGTACAAGCCAAGGAATCAAACGAGCCGACACGCGACCAGTTCGCAAGTGATGCGGATTGGATTGATGCCAAGGTGGAATACAAGCTGCAACAGCGTGAAGCAGCAGCCAAGCAAGAGACACAGAAGCAAGCACAGCAGACGCTTACCAGCAAGACCGAAGCTCTCTACGCGCAAGCGGAAAAGATCGCCGGGTTTGATCGGGAATCGTTTGATGAACTTCCTCTGACGCGCCAACTTGCAGCCGCACTCATCGATAGCGATGTTGCCCCGCAGTTGATGGCGTATATGTCGAGCAATCCCGAAGAAGTCGAGCGTATCTCGAAGTTGTCAGATGCAAGGCAGGCCGTAGAGCTTGGAAAACTGGAGGTAAAGCTCCATGCATCTCCCAAGACAAGCAAGGCGGCTCCCCCGATTGAACCTGTGGGGGCCAAAGGAAAGCAATCGCCAAACCCAAGCGAAATGTCTATGGCTGAGTACAAAGCGTACCGCCAGAAGCAGGGCGCACGCTGGGCGCGTTAACCCAATCAGCAGTCGCACAAGCACCTACGGGTGCTTTTTTTACGTCTGTACTTTTTAAGAAAGAGACATCATGTCTAACGTACTCGTTACATCCTCGCTGGTGGCTAAAGAAGCCATGGCAATCCTGCAAAACATGCTGGGCTTCGCCAAGAACGTCAACCGTGACTTCGAATCCGAGTTCACTGGCAACCAAGGCCGTGGCTATTCGCCCGGTCAGACCATCAACATCAAGCGTCCACCGCGCTACACCTACCGTGCAGGTCGTGTGTCTGTGCCTCAAGCAACGACCGAAACCAGCATCCCGCTGACCCTCTCGCAAGGCGGCACGGATCTGTCGTTCACCTCGCTGGAGCGCACCGTGAGCGTTCAACAGTTCGAGCAAAAGATGCAAGCTGCTGTGGCCGCTGTGGTCAACGAAATTGACCGCCAAGGCCTGGACATGGCACGCCGCACCGTTGCCAATGCTGTCGGCACTGTCGGCACGCTGCCCACGACCCAAGCAACTGCCTATGCCCTGCTGACCCAAGGAAACCAGAAGCTTGACGAAATGGCCGCACCGCGTGACCGTCAGCGTTCTCTGGTGGTCAATCCCGCCATGAATGCCGCTGTGCTGCAAGGTATGGGCGGTCTGTTCAACAGCGCCCCTGCAATCAGCAAGGGCTACAACGATGGCATTTTCCAAAATGCTTTTGGCCTGAACATCGACATGGATCAGAACGTGTCCCGCCATACCAACGGCACCGCTGTTGCTGCAACCAACACCGTGAACGGTGCGAACCAGACCGGATCCACTCTGACCGTCAATGCCCTGAACGGCACGCTGACTGTCGGCACCGTGTTTACCCTGGCTGGCGTCAACGCCGTCAATCCCCAGTCGCGTCAAGACACCGGCTCGCCGCAACAGTTCGTTGTGACCGCTGCCGCTGCTTCTTCGGCTACCACTGTGAGCATAAGCCCTGCAATCACTCCTTCTGGTGCGTTCCAGAACGTGACTGCTTCGCCTGCAAACAGCGCGACCATCACCATCTTGGGCGCAGCCTCTGCCGCCTACGATGCAAACATCATGTACCACAAAGACGCCTTCACGCTGGCGATGGTGCCGATGTATGAGCCGATGGCTGGCACTGGTGCCAAGGTCACTCAAATGTCTGATGACGGTTTCACCGTGAAGGTGACCCAGTTCTATGACGGCGTGAATGACAACAACCTGATGCGCTTGGATGTGCTGTTCGGCTGGGCCGCCACATACCCTGAGCTGGCCTGCAAGCTGGTCGCCTAACCATTGACTGCCCCTTCGGGGGCTTTCTTCTTTTCAAGGAAATATCATGATTCTGCTTTCCAAGTCGTACGCTGGCTATGCTGCTGGCTCCATCATCTCCCTGTCCACCAATGCCGAAGCGGCCCTGATCGCTCAAGGCTGGGCGACAACCTCCGCTGGCCCTGTCACCACTGGCGCAGTCACCACCAGCCTATCCGCTGGCCGTGTGGCAATCGCTGCTAGTTCGTCTTCTGTGGTTGTCACCAATCCTTTGGTGGACGCCAACAGCAAGATCTTTGCTGTGGTCAACCAGGCTGCTGCTGACGGCACGCTGCTGCGTGTGGATCGCATCGTTCCTGCTGCTGGTTCGTTCACGATCTACGGCACGGCCAATGCAACTGCCACGACTTCCATTGACTGGATTCTGTTCCAAGTCTCTGGTGACACCACTCCTGTCAACACCTAAGTAACTGCGGGGGCTTCGTCCCCTGCTTTTTGGAGCATCCATGTCTGACACCCCATACGAATTCCAAGAGTACCCCAAGTGGGTGACTGTTGGCGATGCAGAGCCTGTGCTGTGCGAAGACGCCAAGGCCGAGCGCAAGCTCAAGAAGTCTGCACCCGCTGAATCAGAAACCCCTGCCGCTGAATAATGACTACAACCGCACTCGACATCATCAAGCGGTCTATGCGGCTGCTTGGTGTTTACTCTATCGGTGAACAGCCATCCGCAGACGAGTGCGCCGATTCATTGCGTGCGCTTAACGCCATGCTTGACTCGATGGCGAATGAGAACCTTTTCATCTACGCCAAAACGCTGGACGTTGTGCCACTCACAGTAAACACATCGTCCTATACCGTTGGGCCTTCCGGTGGCGTCATCACACAGCGACCCATCGAGGTTGTTGGATCGTCTTACATCGACTATCAGGGCGTGTCTTACCCGCTGATGGTTGCGACCCTTGCAGACTTCAATCAGATCCCCGTAAAGACGCTGATTGCAGGCATCCCGAATGAGATGTACGTCCTGCCAAACATGCCGAACATCACCATCCAACTATGGCCCGTGCCTAGCGCGACCATGACGCTGAATCTGTGGTCAAACAAGCTTCTGCAATCGTTCTCCAGCCTGACTGATGTGCTAACCCTCCCGCCGGGATATGAGCGGATGCTTGGCTATTGCCTGGCTGAAGAGATGGGGCCGGAGTTCCAAGTGCAGATCACCGCTGATGTGCAGAAGAAGGCTATACAAGCACGCAAAGTCCTGAAGCGTACCAATGCAGAAGTGCCGCGTTTAAACATGCCCTACGGCGTTCCTATGGGCCGTGGCTTCATGAATTACCGCAATGCTTAAGCCTGTCCCACTATTTGGCATTGGCAATCAGGGCAAGTCTTCCAATGTTGATTCTCAGTCTCGCACCAATCTCTATGCAGAGGTGCAAAGCGCTCCAGAGAAAAACATTTTGACGCTTTACCCGACTCCGGGGCTGTCAACGTTCTACTACTTCGGCACAAGTCCTATCCGTGGGATTTACGAGCGCCAGAATCTGCTCTATGTGGCAGTTGGAAATCAACTGTTTTCACTAAATAACGCTGGTGCTGCCGTTCTCTTGGGAACCTTGTCTACTAGCGTAGGACGGGTTAACTTCGCAGACAACGGCATACAGATCATGCTTGTGGATGGTATCTATGGGTACATCTACAACGTCAACACTACGACCTTTGCAAAGATCACTGACGTTGACTTCCCGGGCGGTGATTCGGTGACGTTCTTTAATGGGCGTTTCGTGGTCAACAAGCCCAATACGGGACAGTTCTACATTTCCGCACTGTATGATGGTCTGTCATGGGATGCGCTGGACTTCGCCACTGCTGAATCTGACCCGGACAACATCGTCCGAGTGATCACTGAGTCTGGGCAGTTGGTGATCTACGGTGAGCGCACAACGGAGTTCTGGGGTGATTCTGGTGCGGCTGACTTCCCCTATGCGCGGATTGGTTCTGCTGCTATTGAATGGGGGCTTGCTGCTCGGTGGAGTCTTTGCAAGTTCATGGACTCGCTGATATTCCTGCGCAAGAATCGTTTGGGACAAGTTCAGGTCGCCATTCAATCCGGGTCAAACGGTAAAGCCGTATCAAACCCTGAGATGGACTACATCTTTAGCCAGTATTCGTCAGTGAGCGATGCAACTGCGTTCACCTACATGCTGTCCGGGCATGCGATGTACCAGATCAACTTCCCGAGCGCCAATGCTTCGTGGTTGTATGACGGTCAATCTGACTCATGGTCGAAAGTCCAATACGGTACAAGTGGCAGGCACCGTGCAGAGATACAGGTGCAGCTCCTGTCCAAAAACTACGTTACGGATTACTCTGATGGCCGACTGTACAGACTCGCGGAGGGTACATACACCGATGACGGTGCAATGATCGTGCGCGAGTTTGTCGGCAAGCATCAATCAGCAGGCGACTGGACTACGTTTAGCACGATGTGGATTGAGATGGAGTCCGGTGTTGGAAACCAGACCGGGCAGGGTGTGACTCCTCAATTGATGATGCAAATCAGCCGTGACGGTGGTCATGAATGGGGTTCTGAGATCTGGCGCGAGATTGGAGCCTCTGGGAAGTATAAAGCCCGTGCAGTGTTCAACCGTTGCGGCGCATCACGCGACTGGCTCTATCGGTTCAGGGTCACAGATCCAGTAAAGACGGTGTTTGTTGCTGCTTGGGGGCGTGTGAGTGTCTGATAACAGAACTGCCTTTGACTATCCGAGCAATACGCCGGTAGTCGATCCATCGGATGGGTCTGCAACGAACCCTTGGCAGCTTTGGTTCTCGCGCATCAACTCGATCATAGTGACTGGGCAACAGTCCGGGCCAAGCACGGCGCGTCCCACTTCGCAGGTTTGGCTTGGCAGGCAGTTCTACGACACAACCCTAAACAAGCCGGTGTTTGTATCTGCCGTTAAGCCTGTCGTGTGGCGCGATGCCGCAGGGACGATTGTGTGATTGTCGCAAAGACAGATGACTACACGATTCATACAGAAGATTTTGATGGCTTGTGCTTCATGCATTGCGATGTGCATCGGTGGAGCAAGTCGGTAAAGCGAAGCCTAGATCATGCGTTCATGGAGTTCTGCGAGCAATGCAAAGAACCAAAGCATGTCGGCTTGGCACCTGAAAACGTGAAGCTTAAAAAGTTCCTCGCGTTGTTTGGTTTTCAACATTTTGGCAATGTCGTAGGGACAGACCAAAACACATACGAAGTCTGGAGAAAATAATGGGCGTTGAAGCAGGAATAATTGGGGGCGGCGTTGTTTCCAGCCTCATCGGTAGCTCAGCATCACGCGATGCGGCAAGCATGCAGGCAGATTCTGCCGAGCGTGCGCAGGCACAACAGGCGGCGCAGTACCAACAAACCCGCGCTGACCTCCAGCCGTGGGTACAGTCTGGGTCGCAAGCAAATAATAAACTGTCCAGCCTGATGGGTCTTGATGGATCTGACCCAGCCGCGCAGCTTGAAAGCACGCCGGGCTACCAGTTCCGATATGACCAGGGCATGGCAGGCGTGAACAACAGTGCAGCGGCTAAGGGCGGTCTTCTGTCCGGTGGCACTTTGAAGGCCATCCAAAAGTACGGGCAAGACTTCGCTTCCAACGAGTACCAGAACCAATGGAATCGGCTTAATAGCATGTCCAACACGGGGCAGGCGTCTGCCGCTGGTCAAGCATCTGCGTCTACTGCGTTCGGCAATGCATCTGCGGCAAATTCGCAGGCTCAGGGCAATGCTTTGGCCTCTGGTGCGATGGGCACTGGAAACGCTTGGTCTAACGGCATCAGCAGTGCCGTGAATGGTTACCAAAATAACCAGATGATGAACCTACTCACTAGCAATAAGAACAACTACCCCACTGATGCGCAGATGACTATGCCTGTTGCTTCAAATTACTGAGGACTTTCATGCCACTTGATCCACTAATCGCATCTGGCGGCGTTCAAGCCAAGTTTGATGACCCTGTAAGCAAGTTTGCGCAATTGCTCCAAGCTCAGGGTTTCCAGCAAAAGAACCAAGAAGGCGCACTCGCGCTGCAAACTCAGCAACGTACTTTGGACGAATCCAACCGTCTGCGTGATGTGCTTTCGCAGCCCGGATTCGATCCGAACAACGTAGACTATCAGCGCCAATTAGTTGCTGCTGCCCCGCAGGTTGGCCTAACTTTCCTGAAGGCAAACGCTGACTTCCGAAATGCCAATGCATTGACGGACAAGAACATTTCAGAGGCTGGAAAATTACGGTCTGATGCTGCAAAGACTGACACAGAGACTGGCATTCTCAACCATGACCAAGCTATCAAAGTTGTTGCATCGTTCAGTGACCCTGCAAGCGCTGCAAACGGTATCAATGCTTATGTGAAGGCTGGCAAGATTACCCCAGAAGATGGGCAGATATACTTATCGCAGGTTCCCCAAAACCCTGCTGATATGCCAAAGTTCCAATTGGGTCTGATCCAAGGAATTCTGTCTGCAAAGGATCGTGCATCCTATATGGCACCGACTGCTGACACGGTGGCGAATAACAATACAAGCATTACAAACAATGCAGCCAACAATTCCACATCCCGCTCCAACAATGCAGACAACATCAAGAAGGATTACGGCTTGGAGTCCATCAAGCAGAAGGGCGAGAACCTGCGCGCTGGCTTTGATACTAGTGGGAATCCAACTGGTGATATGGAGACTACTGCAAGGGCCATCGCAAGTGGTCAACTCCCACCGCCTGGCGGAATGGCCCTGACAAACCCGAAGAATCAGCGAATCCTTGCGCGTGTCATGGAAATCAACCCAAACTATGACTTTACAGATGTCACTGCCAAGAAGAAGGCTGCAAGCGACTTTACTAGCGGAAATCAGGGTAACGCTCTGCGCTCCTTCGCTGTCGCTGGTCAGCACTTGGATCAATTGGGTGGGTTGGTTGATGCGCTGGACAATGGAAACATGCAGATCGTCAACAATCTAGGAAACGCCTATGCATCACAGACAGGATCTCCTGCCCCAACCAACTTTGACGCAGCTAAAGACGTTGTTTCTAAGGAAGTGATGAAGGCTATTGTTGGCGGTGGCGGTGGTGTTTCCGAGCGTGAAGAGCTTTCAAAGAGTATGTCGGCAGCAAATTCACCTGCACAGCTCAAGGGCGTGATTGCGCAATACCGGAATCTTATGAGCGCTCAACATGACGCGCTTTTGCAGCAGCGCCGTGCTGCTGGCTTGTCCGATGCGACATTGCCTAAATACATCTCTGAATCCGCGCCATCGGTAGCAGGAAATTCTGTCCATACACCTGATGGACAGGTTCATATCTTCCCCAACGCAGAGGCAGCGGCAGCATTCAAGAAAGCGGCGGGCCTGTAATGGATTACGCAGCACTTGCAAAGCAATACGGCGGTCAGTCTCAACCTGCAACGGTGGACTATGCCTCTTTGGCGAAGCAGTATGGTGGACAGACAGAATCACCCAATGCCCCTAACGCCATGTCTGGGCAAGACTACTTGCAAGCAGTTGCCGATGCAAAGGCTAATTCGTTTGCAGTCCAGCATCCAATCTTGCAGGGACTCAAAAACGCAGCAGGGGGGATTGTTCGCGGCGTTGGGTCTATTGGCTCAACCATCCTTTACCCTGCTGACAAGTTGCTAGACTTCCAAGACGCAGGAGGATTTGGGGACAAGGTTTCCAGCAATACACTGTCAGACATTGTTAAGGGTGATGCTTCCGCACCAAAGCTAACCCACAATGAACAGCGCAGGGCTGACATTGACAAGGTTATGCAGCAAGCAGGGGCACAGCCAGACTCCACGGTATACAAGCTTGCCAAGATGGGCGTAGAAGTCGCCGGTACTGCTGGCGCTGGTGGCGCTGTGGCAAACGGTATGCGTGCTATCCCTGTAGTTGCCAAATATGCCCCCTCATTGATTGATGCAGTTGGAAGCAGTGGAATGACTGCTGGCGGAGCAACTGGTATCAATGGCCTTGCTTTGCGTGCTGCTGGTGGCGCTATCTCTGGCGCTTCCCAGGCTGGACTTGTGAACCCAGAAGATGCGGGTGCTGGCGCTTTGATCGGTGGCCTTGCGCCTGGTGCTATCCAGTTAGTCGGGAAAGGTGCCAATCTGCTTGGCAAGGTGCTCACCGGCCCTGCGCAGACTCCAGAGATGCAAGCCGCCGTTCAAGCGGCGCGAGATGCAGGATATGTCATTCCTCCAACCCAAGCCAAGCCAACGCTATTGAACCGAGTTTTAGAGGGCGTTTCAGGAAAGCTCACAACAGCCCAAAATGCCAGCGCAAAGAACGCTGACGTAACCAATGGACTGGCAGCAAAGGCTCTTGGTCTGTCGGAAGATACACCGATAACAGTTGACTCCCTGCAATCACTACGAAAGGATGCAGGTAGGTCTTACTCCGCAATCAGTGGATCTGGAACCATTAAGCCCGGGCAGGCCTACTTTGACGCACTGGACAAGATCGCAGAACCCCATGCAGTTTCTGCCGCTGGATTCCCGGATGCAGCGCCAAGCCCTGTGTTAAAGATGGTTGAATCACTCAAGTCTCCAGAGTTTGATGCATCTGCCGCCGTAGCAAAAATCAAGGAACTGCGAAGTGCCTCTGATGATGCATTCCGTTCCGGTAACACTGATGTTGCACGCGCATCCAAGAGCGCAGCCAATGCACTTGAGAGCGCGGTTGAAGACCACCTATCTCAAACAGGGCAAACGGATCTGCTTAAAAACTTCCAAGACGCACGCACATTGATCGCAAAGAGCTATTCTGTGGAGAAGGCACTTAATCCAACCACTGGAACGGTTGACGCTCAGAAGCTTACGACTCAACTTAAGAAGGGGAAGCCATTAAGTGGTGAACTGTTGCAAGCGGCTGATTTCGCATCTCGCTTTCCGAAGGCTGCGCAGACTCCCGAAAGAATGGGAAGTTTGCCCGGCACTAGCCCTCTTGATTGGATTCCTGTCGGTGCGGTTGCGGCGGGTTTGCATAACCCGTTAGCTCTTGCAGGCGTTGCAGTTCGCCCTGGCCTTCGTGCGCTTTCGCTGTCTGACTTGGTGCAAAACGGATTAGCAAAACAGTCGGGAGGCAACACGCTTACAAGGGTTCTAGCGGATCAAACTTCCCAGCAAATTCCATACAAGCTTGCACCGGCAGCGGCTACCAGTCTCTCCCATTAATTCCGCGCCAAAAGCCGATAACTGCCGCGATTGCGACAAGGACGGCAAGCTTGATCAGCATGTATTCGATCATCTCGCAAGTATAGCCACTCCGTAAAACGAGTGGCTTTTTTCATGGAGTATCATGAGTTATTACCTTTCCCCCATCGGGAACGACCAGCAATGTGACGCCAACGGCAATCCGCTTGTTGGTGGCAAAATCTACACCTATCTTGCTGGTACGTCCACCCCTGCCGCGACCTACACAGATTCCACCTCTGGAACATCGCAGGCAAACCCCATCATCCTGAACTCTCTTGGCCTTCCTGCATCGGCAATCTGGATGATTGGCGGTCA